GCTAACATAGTCAGTCACCTTGTCAAAGCCGTCTGCAATAAGCATGTCGAGCGCGGCAACCCCAGCCCTGTCTGCTGCAATTCCCTTTTCAACTGCCGAACCAATTTTTGCAATGGTTACTTCATTTAAAGTTCTCATACAATTTACATCCTATAGTAATTAAAGTTATGCCATCAGTTTGCTCTGAAGACAAAACCATTATTGCAAAAGGATACTAATAAAACAATAGATAAACTCACACTCTAACAAGTTTACACATAATCTAATACCCTTGTTAGTGTCGCACTAACAAAACGGCATATGCTAAACCCTACCCGCCCCCCACCGCCCACTTCACAGCTAGGGACTCCCTCTCTACTATGTATTACTAGTCTACACAAACAATTGCGTTTTTTCTGAGTTTGGTACCCCTACCCCCCTCTATATAGCAATACCCCCCACCATAAATATTTTGTATACTTGCAAAAAATTATTTTTCGTGTATAAACGTACCCAACGGTGAACAACCTGCGGAAACAGAATGTCTTTAATGCTAGAACCAGAGATTGGTGTACCATACTCGGATGAAATTCCGTATATGGACTTGCGTGCACGTGCAGAAGCTGCGTGCAATACGGCCTCTATGATGGAAGAACACGGGTTAGAAGTAGAACCCACTAGTGAAGATGAAGAAATTGCCGCAAAAATAGTTTTGGCTTACGCTGATGACCCTAGTAAAACTTCTAAAAAGGTTTCTACGAAGCGAGCATCATCGTTACCCCCCGCTGCGTTAATAATGACACACAATATCCTTACCCAATTTGGACATTCTGTCGTAGAAAGCGCCGTCCAAGTCCGTCATTTGGTTACAAACAAGCTAATCGAAGAGACTGAGAACCCTGACCCCCGTGTCCGTATCCGAGCATTAGAGCTTCTAGGTAAGATTTCAGACGTTGGGTTGTTTACAGACAAGACTGAAGTCACAATTACCCACAGAACCACTGATGAACTACGTGAAAGTCTGCGGAGTAAGTTGTCAAAGCTCGTAAATCCTGACGAAGACGTAGTGGAAGCAGAGTTTGTAGACGCAGACTCGGTAGATGTAGACGCAGAACTAGGCATTGGAAGTGAATTTGATGACTGATACGGCCTTAGATTTCTCCGAAGACGATATTCAACGATTACTAGACAACTTAGATAGCTTTTCTAACGACGAGATAGTTGAAATAGACAGAATGGCGGGGGAATTAAACACCCGTAAGACAAATAAAGCTGCATATGACGACCTAATAGAGTTTTGCAAACTTATGATGCCTGAGTTTATTGTAGGTAGGCATCATAGAATACTTGCTGACATGCTTATGGGTATTGAGAAGGGAGATAAAGACCGTGTTTGCGTTAATATACCCCCTAGACACGGTAAATCACAGCTTGTTTCTATATTCTACCCTGCATGGTTTTTAGGTAGGAATCCTGACAAAAAAGTTATGATGGTTTCCCACACCACAGATTTAGCGGTAGATTTTGGACGTAAAGTACGTAACTTAATTGCTACAGATACCTACAGTTCGGTATTCCCTACCGTAAAACTGGCAAAGGATAGCAAGTCAGCAGGAAGATGGAATACAAATGTCGGGGGAGAATATTACGCGTGTGGTATTGGCTCCGCTTTGGCAGGACGTGGCGCTGACTTATTGTTGGTAGACGATCCCCATTCTGAGCAAGATGTAATCAACGGAAATTTTGAAGTATTTGCTAAAGCGTACGAGTGGTTTACCTTCGGCGCTCGTACACGTCTAATGCCCGGAGGTAGGGTAGCTATTATCCAGACACGTTGGCATATGGATGATTTGACGGGTCGTGTAACAAACGACATGGCAAAGAACGAACGTTCTGATCAGTACGAAGTCGTTGAGTTCCCTGCTATACTAGAGATAAAAAATAAAAAGACTAACCGCTACGTGGAAAAACCACTATGGCCTGAGTTTTTTGACCTAGAGGCATTACTACGAACTAAAGCGTCCATGCCTGCGTTTCAGTGGAACGCACAATACCAACAGCAACCGACCGCTGAAGAAGCATCTATCGTTAAACGAGAGTGGTGGAATCTGTGGGAACAGGACAATCCGCCCTCGTCTGAATACCTTATCATGTCTTTGGATGCAGCGGCAGAAACGCACAACCGTGCTGACTATACAGCACTGACTACTTGGGGTGTTTTCTTCAATGAAAATACAGGCGCGTACAATATTATATTATTGAACAGTATTAAAAAGCGCATGGAGTTCCCAGAATTAAAAATATTAGCAATGGAAGAGTACGCTGAATGGGAACCTGATGCGTTTATTGTGGAGAAGAAAAGTGCGGGTACTGCGTTGTATCAGGAGATGCGGCGCATGGGACTACCTGTATCAGAGTATACTCCACACAGAGGATCAGGTGATAAGTTAGCACGGCTTAACTCCGTTGCAGACATTGTGGCATCGGGCATTTGCTGGGTACCTCCTACTAGATGGGCAGAAGAAGTGGTAGAAGAGATTGCCGGATTCCCTTTTATGAGTCATGATGACTTAGTGGACTCAACGGTGATGGCGCTTATGAGATTTAGGCAAGGTGGATTTATCCGACTACCAACTGACGAGCCAGAAGAGCAACAATATTTCCGCCAACGTCGCGGCGGGTTTTACTGAGAGGCTAGATTATGGCAATAGAAAAAGGATTATATTCAGCCCCTATGGGTTTGGATAAGGAACTGGAAACAGACACCGGAGACCTAGAAGGTATTGCCGAGATGGACGCTTCTGAGTTAGAGATTGAGATTATTGATCCTGAAATGGTCACACTGTCTGATGGGGGTGTGGAAATTACATTGATCCCCGATTTGAATGAGTCTGACCTTATGGAGTTCGATGCTAACCTTGCTGAAGCGCTGGAAGACGGTGATTTGCAAGAGCTATCAAGTGAACTAATAGGACTTGTGGAAGCAGACATCGAAAGTCGTAAAGACTGGGCAGATACGTTTGTTAAAGGGTTAGATACCCTAGGGCTAAAGTACGAAGAGCGCACAGACCCATGGGAAGGTGCGTGTGGAGTATATTCCACAGTCCTAGCAGAAGCAGCTATCCGATTCCAAGCAGAAACAATGAGCGAGACGTTCCCTGCCGCTGGCCCTGTTAAGGTTAAAATCCTTGGGGAAGAGAATCAAGAAAAAATTGAGGCTGCTGAACGTGTAAAGGCTGACATGAACTATGAGCTTACTGAGCGCATGGTGGAGTATAGACCTGAGCATGAGCGTATGTTGTATAGTCTAGGACTTGCAGGATCGGCGTTTAAGAAGGTTTACTTTGATCCTACCCTAGGACGCCAGATGGCGGTCTACATCCCAGCAGAAGACGTTATTGTCCCTTATGGCGCATCTACCATAGAGTTCGCGGAACGTGTTACTCATATTATGCGTAAGACTAAAAACGAATTAAAGAAACTACAGGTAGGGGGCTTCTACCGTGATGTAGAGCTAGGAGACCCACAGCCGTTTCATACGGACATCGAAGAGAAGAAAGCCGAAGACAATGGATTTTCTATCACCGATGATAACCGTTTTGCTATATACGAAATACACGCTGACTTAGTTATCGAAGGTATTGATGAAGATGACGAAGAAATAGCAAAGCCTTACGTTGTTACAATTGAACGTGGCACAGGAGAGATTCTAGCCATACGCCGTAACTGGGATGAAGAAGACGAGTTAATGCTCAAGCGTCAGCACTTTGTACACTATGTGTATGTGCCGGGATTTGGGTTTTATGGCCTTGGACTAATTCATATCATTGGTGGGTATGCTAAGGCTGGAACTTCTTTGATACGCCAGCTAGTTGATGCAGGTACTTTGTCAAATCTTCCCGGAGGATTAAAGTCCCGAGGACTACGTATCAAGGGGGATGACACTCCTATTGAACCGGGCGAATGGAAAGACGTGGACGTACCGTCAGGTAGTATCCGCGACAATATTATGCCCCTTCCTTACAAAGAGCCAAGTCAAACTCTCCTAGCGTTGTTGAACCAGATTACAACTGAAGGTCGTAGGTTAGGCGCTATTTCTGATATGAACATTTCTGACATGTCAGCTAATGCTCCTGTTGGAACCACATTAGCGTTGTTAGAGAGAACTCTAAAGCCGATGGCGGCAGTACAAGCGCGAGTTCACTACACTATGAAGCAGGAGTTCAAACTCCTTAAAGCTATCATGGCAGAGCACGCGCCAGAGGAGTACGGGTATCAGCCTCTAAGAGGTGAAGTAACTGCACGGCAGTTGGACTACATGATGGTTGATGTAATCCCTGTGAGTGACCCCAACAGCTCTACAATGGCCCAACGCGTTGTACAGTACCAAGCGGTTCTTCAGATGGCTCAACAAGCGCCTCAGATATATGACCTACCACAACTACATCGACAGATGATTGAAGTGTTAGGTGTGAAGAACGCAGACAAACTTGTTCCCACAAGAGAAGATTCCAAACCTGCCGATCCAGTCAGCGAAAACATGGATGCTCTGGTTGGTAAGCCAATACGGGCGTTTATCTACCAAGACCATAAGGCGCATATTGCAACGCATACGTCTTTCATGCAAGACCCACAGGTCGCGCAAATGATTGGTCAGAACCCACAAGCCCAGCAAATTATGGCGTCGTTACAGGCACACATTGCAGAGCACCTTGGGTTCCAGTATCGCCAACAAATCGAAGAAAAACTTGGTGTGGCACTACCACCTCCGGGCGAGCAACTACCAGAACAGATCGAAGTAGATTTGTCACGTTTAGTCGCAGAAGCAGGTGCTCAAGTCATGCAGGCGCATCAGCAAGAAGCCGCGCAGCAGCAGGCAGAACAGCAGCAGCAAGACCCTGTTTTCCAGCAGAAGCAAGCAGAGCTACAACTCAAGGGACAAGACGTTCAACGCAAGGCAGCAAAAGATCAACAAGACTCGCAGATCAAGCAAGCAGACTTGAAGCGTAGAACTCAGAAAGATCAAGTTGACGCTATAATGGGCGCAGAGAAGTTAAAGCTAGATCAACAAGAATTACAACTAGACGCCCAAAAAGAGGGTGTTCGCTTAGCGGCAAATCGTCGTCAAGAAAACAACAAACTCGATTTAGAGATTGCGAGAATGATGGCTGAAAAGCCTGAACGAGGTGAATAATGGCTAAAACCGTCTTTGACGTGCTAGTAAACAAACTCGACGAAGATGTTTCGTCTGCAACTCAATTTCTTGCTGGGGGGTCTGCTAAAGACTTCGCAGGATACAAGGAGATTGTTGGTTTAATTCGGGGTCTCGAAGCCAGCAAACAACACATTGAAGACCTCTCGCGTAATTATATGGAAGAAGATGATGACTAACACTCAGACTATTGAAATACCTGATGCTCTAAAAGCAAGAATGGTAAAGGAAAATAAAGTAGATATTTCTCCTGAGCCTCGCAAACGTGAAATAACCGAAGCGGAATGGGAAGCTCAGCTACCTAAACCAGCAGGTTTTCGTTTGTTAGTAGCACTGCCCGAAGTCGAAGAGTTTTACCACGACAGTACCCTCGTTAAAACAAACGACCAGATGCACAAAGAGTACATCATGTCGATTATGGGGATTGTTATAGATATGGGTGCAGATGCCTATTCAGACAAAGATCGTTTTCCCGAAGGCCCTTGGTGTAAAGAGGGCGACTATGTGATGTTTCGTATGAACACAGGCACACGGTTTAAGGTTAACGGAAAAGAATTTAGATTAATGAACGACGATTCTGTGGAAGCTGTAATCCCTGATCCTCGTGGAATTATGGCTGTATAGGAGATAACCCATGCCTTTTCAAAAAGTAGAATACGAGTTTCCTAATGAGGAAACACGAGAGAAAAAAGATATTGAAGTAGAGGGTTCCAGTGCTATTGAGGTGGATATTGGTGGCAAGAAAGCTAAAGCCGAAGCTAAAAAATCTGAGTCTGTCGTTGAAAGTGAAGTGGATATTGACGATGACGAATATGAGGTTGAAGTGGTTGATGATACGCCGAAGGCTGATCGCAACCGTAAAGCCTCTGATCCCCCAGAAGACATTACTGATGACGAGTTGGAAGACTACTCG